AGATATAGTCTGTGAGTTTTCATAGATACATCCGTCAGCTACTGTTGATGCTACACCTGTAAGACTACTACCGTCACCTGTGTAGGATGTTGCAGCTACTGTGCCTGTTACGGTAACACCAGTGCTACTTGTTTCTAATTTTTTATTTGCATCGTGATATAACTCTACTGCTCCATCAGTGTTACAAACAACAGCATTTTCTGTAGTATTAGTTCTAATTTTAATAGTACTATTACATCTGATAAAAAGATTACCAAAGCCAACTTCATCAATATAGCTATTGCCTCCATCGTGATACATTTTTAAATCAGAACCAGCTCCAAATATAGCTTTGTCGCCATCAGCAAAAAGTATATCATTACCATTACTTGCTAAGTCACCGCCTAGCTGTGGTGATGTGTCACCGACTAGATCTGTGTTAACAGAGTTACCAGATGCTGCTGTAATACGTCCCTGAGCGTCTACAGTGATGCTTGGGATAGAAGTTGATGAACCATAGCTACCAGCTGTTACAGACGTGTCAGCAAGCTTTGCAGCAGTAACTGCGTCGTCAGCAATCTTCGCTGTTGTAACTGCTCCGCTAGCAATAGTTGCTGTTGTAACTGTGCCTGCACTAGGAGTATTTAGGTTTACTGTTGACCCGATCGTGATGATGAAGAAATCAGCACCACTAGAAGGAGCGGAAGCAAATAGAATATCCCCGCCGTCAATAGCAAAGCCTTCGCTGGGTTGGCTGGTTCCGGTGTTAGGTTTCTGAATGACTCCATTGATGCTAACAAGATGTTGCTCGGCAACTGTGCCTGCATTACTAAGTGTAAATCTATAAGCTGATCCATTGAATGTTGCACTGCCTCCGCCAGTTGCTGATGAACTAGATAATGTATTTATAAAATATTGTCCAACTGACTGTGTTTCTTCAAACGCAGAAGTTGATGTATTATATACGAGTAATTTATTTGTAGCAGTATTATAGAATAAATCACCAGCGTCGTTATTACTTGTAGGGTTCGACGAGCCAACTCTATATCTTTCGTTGAAATCATTGATGTCTCCACTAAGACCAACAAGGTCACTTTCTGCAAGTGTAGCTTTGTGATAGTTATATGTCTGACTAGAACCAGTAGATGTTACGATAAAACGTATACCACTAGCTACAGTAGAACTGTGAAAGTTGGAAGGTATGTTGTTTATTGTAACAGTTGTACCATTAAGTGTGCGGCCTGTTGTACTAACGCCACTACCATTTACAACTATGCCAGCTGCGTCTGCTATACTGATAGCAACACCAGATACTGGCTGTGTGTTAGGAAATGACACTTCGTTAGCTATAGCTTCAAAACCACCAAAGGGTTCTAGCTGTGCAGCCACATAATCTACGATAGCACCAGAAGTTGGTAGCTTAGTATCGTCGTCTGTAACTGTAGTCTGTTTTAGATCACTAGCTAACTTTGCAAGTGTTATGTTGCTGTCAGCTATTTTGACTGTTGTTACGTTTGCATCTGTGATCTTAGATGTTGTAACAGAGTTAGATGCTAGTTTTGCATCTGTAACGTTTGTGTTAGCAAGCTTTGCTGTGGTAACTTGACTGTCTGCTATATGAGCAGTATCAATAGAACCATCAACATAGTGCTCTGAATTAATAGAGTCATCGGCTATCTTTGCTCCTGTAACTGCGTCTGCTGCGATGTCAGCTGTTGCTACAGAAAGATCTACAATGTTAGCACTAGCAACTGTTATATCTGTAGGCAATGTACCACTACCTAGTTTTGCCATTGTTACAGCATTATCAGCTATCTTAGCTGATGTTACTGAGTCACTAGCTAGTTTCGCTGCTGTTACATTACTATCTAATATTTTAGCTGTAGTAATAGCAGCATCTTTTAAATCGCTTGTTAATATTGTTTGATTCTGTTCTTCTTGTGCAGCGTATAATATCTGCGTCATGTTATTGTTAAGATCGCCTGCCTTAACTGCTGACCCTGCTGTAAATGTAGCTTTAGGTGAGTCTACATCTGTATCACGAAAGATACGTATAGCTGCTGGGCTTGCGGGTATGTTGCCTGATGTGAAGACAACATTACCACCGCCTGTAGTTGTGTAGCTTGTTATATTATAGTGTGTACCTGATGATTTTATGACACCATCGACATCCACTTTAATATCTTCTACTTTATAAGAAGGGAAAGAAAACGATTTAGTTGCGTTTCCATCCCCAGTGTAATCTACGAATGTTGTTGCCATTATTTATACATTGAAAGGAGGTTTGCACTTTGATCTGTCTTTTGCAAACGTTTGACAGTTTTTAATCTTTCTTTCTCTCTTAGTAATGCTACTTCTGGTAAAGCAGTCATTCTAGCCCAAGCTTGATTTCGAGCATCTTCAAACAAATCATCTATAACTTGATAATGATAATAGTCTTTAGCTTCATATAAAGCTCTTTGACCAGATGCAATATCTCTATTCATCTGTTCTATAGATGCAAGTATTCTAGGGTTACGAGCAAGACGTTCTAGTTTAACGTCTAATCTTTCTTTACCTATTTCTTGTTGGAATCTAGATCTTAAGAAGTTTTCGTCTGTTAAGTCATCACCTTGTGGTGAATATAGCACTGATAATCTAGCGTCGTATTTACTTGCAAACAGTAACTCACGACCTTTGCTAGGAGTTAGATGAAAAGCTACAGGACTAAACATATTATATGCTCGAGTCATAAAGTCATAAGGATTAACAGGCTTACCATCTAGTACGCTGTACTTAGTTGGTATTTTTTCACCTTGACCAGCAAATGCTTCCATATACAAGTTTTGGTTACGTATACTGTCCTCGATACCTGAGTTAAGCTCTTTCATATATGGGTTAAATACTTTACCTAAGTCACGTCTTAACGCACCTAAACCTAAAGCATTGTTCATGAGACCACCAGCAATTCTAGCTCCACTACCGGGTTTACCACCAACTAAATCAGCAAAGCTTTGTAAGCCTGCTATGTAAGATTTACTTGTTACACCCTGAGATACAAGAAGTGATACCTTAAGTAAATTGTCTTCTGTCCACTCTTCACCCATTAATAAACTAGCATCACCTATATCAGCAATAGTAGACATAATTAGGTTAAAAGGTTCAAACGAAGTATAATCTACTTGTATATCACCGAATGATATAGTGTTTGGTTTATAGCCTGCGTCAACCCAACTTTGTCTCATCTGTCTATCTACAGGACCATTACCTGTCATTTCTCCACGCATCCACTTTTGGCTTGCCATAAATACTAATCCAGCACCCATAGCTAATCTACCTGTTTGTAATGCTTTAGCGTTAATTAACTCTTGGTCTGACGTAATACCATATTTAGAAGCCAACTCAGGTGTAAGTTGCCCGGGTCTAGCAAATGCTATATCATTAAACTCTTTCACAAGAAAGTTAAATCCGGGTGTATGTTTTGCAGTAAGTGCTAATCCGTTTACTCCTGTTCTCGCAAACAAGAAGAAAGGTTTAGCCCATGGATTCTGTTGGAATACAGAGTTTAAGCCTGCTGCAAATCCAGTTAAGTCTTGTGTAAGTGTAACTTCTTTACGTGCAAAGTTTGCAGCTTCTTCTGTTACATTACCATTAGCATCAAATATATCACGATAAAACTTGTTCTCGTAATTTTTAATTAGTTCTGGTGTAATTTCTACATGGTCTGATAATGCTCCAGCTGCCTTAGCATCCAAGGCACTTAGTAATGCTTTTTCTTTCATCTTAGCACGACCTATAATAAACGCAAATGCGTCGTCAGTCGCTGCCATAAGCTTAGTAGAGTATGTCAAGAATCTATTATCATTCATAGATCTTGCTATGTTAGCAATATAAAATGCCGCTTTATCTCCAAGAGTTGCGTCAGGACTATCTTCTGCAAATCTTCTAAGTACTTCCCAATTATCGTCTCCTTGTGTGTAATCAGAGAAACGTGTTCTAACATTTGCTATTTCACCACTCCAGTAACTACTCAATCTAGTTTTAAATAACTGAAAAGACTCTGGTATAGCTTCTATCATAGCGTTCATACTAGCTAAACCTACACGTATTGTACGACTATCACCAGTAAATGGGTATCTAAATACTGCACCTAAAGTTGCTGCCATAGGTCTAGTAAACGTGAAAGCTGATGTACCTATTATAGCACGAGCTGGTGTCTTAGGTCCACTCAATACACTGTGTGAAAATACACCTTCAAGTTCTCTAATAAGAGCACCTTTCTGTTGTTTACCTTCGATCTGACCACCTTTTATCATCTTTCTAGCCCAAGCGTTAAAGTCATCTATACTATTAACAGTCTGCATAGATGAAAATGCTTCAAATAAAGCCATTAACATATCTGGATCATCGTCAGCAATATCTAGTATAGCTTGTATAGACTCACGAGTGTCTACCATTTCTTTATTAAGTGTCTGTCTAAGATATCCTCTTTTTTGACCCGCACCTAATTCTGCAAAGTTTTGTGATTTAATAATTCTAGCTTTTTTAACTTCAGTAAGTAAGAAAAACATTGTATCTCTTACCTGTTCTAATGGTCCATCAACGTCTCTTACATCTACAAAATCAAATATTTCTCTGACACCAGTACTTAAATCACGCACTTGCTGTAACAAAGTACTAATAAGCATGTCAGCTACAACTACATTTTTACTTGTAAGTGTCTCGATTGTATCAACTAAGTTACCATCTATGTCAGTAAGATCATAAGTATCTCTAGATTGAAATAATTCTTGTACATAATCTGCTGTTGACATCTCAGCCGCATCTCTACCTAGTGATATACGCTGATGTGCAGCTATAGAATCTCCAAAAGCATCTACTAATGATATTTTCTTTTTGTTTATATCATCAAGAATCTTTTTAAATTTATTTTTACTGTACAGTTTAGATAGAATATCCTCTACAACTTCTTCAGTGTAGTCACTATACATAGCACCACGCTCTCGTTGCATGGGTCTTATCAAATTACCGGCTGATCCTTCTGCTGCATCATACTCGTTACGTATTCTTTTTTGATTTGTAAATACATCG